CTTTGCTTAATACCGTGTTGCCCCTAAAGTTGCGCCAATAGGTATTTACGCTGGGTGGATACGGAAGTTTAATTATTGTCATTTAATAATTGGTTCGTCTTTTCAAGCAAATCTTCTTCTGAAAATCCCCAAAATCGTTCAAATCCTTTATGCCCAAGCCCGTGAATACTGGTACGTGAATCAAGTCGGTGGTGCCAGGCGCACAATGGGATTGTTGGTGCAAGTGATCGTTTGCCACCGTATCGCCTAATGTGATGGATTTCTGTGGGTGAATCTTCAATGTTTCGAACATCAATCTGTCGGCATAAAATGCAGCCCAATCTGGCCAACTTAGCATAATGTTCTTTTTCCGCTTTGGTCATTTACTGTGCCGTTACAAATTCATCAATCAAATCTGATTGTGGCACAAAATAAGCCGGCCTTCCTTTACCAGTTGGATCATTCCAATACTTTGGTTGTTTGGCATCCCTAGCAAACATATATCCACGGATCACATAATTGCCAAGTATTCCAGTAACCAGGTAATAACGCTTTTCGTCTTTATCAGTTGGGTGAACAATCAAACTGCCATGATCTAGCGGCGTTTGGCGCACTTCATATGGTCCAACATCATCTGAACCATAAGTGCCTTTGCCCCAAAATATCCCAAAATGCTTGGCTATTACCATTTCACCCATTGCGCCTTCAATGCCCATTTGCCAGGTTTCAGTATCTTTTGCACCATATCTGTGCCGCTTACCATCCCGTTTGCATTGTAGGATTCTTAACGTGGCTTGCTGGGCTGCCATCAGCATTTCATCTTCAGTAAGATTAATTCTTATAGGCATCACGCAAACCTTTGGCAAAATCTTCTAGCCTTTGTGACATTTCCGTAATGTCTAACGATATTTCATAAGCCCTGGCATATTCACCCTGCATGGTGGCTTCATAAAATTCTTTGCATAATCTGTGCAACGTTAAAAATGGTCCTGAATAGTTATCCATGTTTTTGATCCCTTTGCCGGCCACGGCTTTTATAAATACTTTCTGATTTGTGTTCAGCGCATTGCTTGCAACGCCAGCCCCTAAATCTTGATTGCTTTTGTACGCCACCAAGTAATGGTTTGTGCTGTTGGCATGTAGTGCAAAATTTAGTGTCCATTCTTTTCTTTCAGTTTTGCTTCTATAGCTTTAGCAAAATCACCTCTTGTGCCGCAATTAAATTGTGACATTTGCCATACTTCATCATCCGTCAACCCTACCCATTCTTTTTTTGGTTCAGCTAAAAAATCAATATTTAAAGAATCTAAAAAATATTCAAGGCCAGTTTGATCAAAAGTATATTCATCACCTTTTGTACTGTATGCAACCATACTTGCGTAATCTTTAGCTTTTTGTATGTAGTTCATTATTTTTCCTTTCTTCCATCATTGCATCGGCATATTCATAAGCTTCTTTTGCTGCTTCTTTTGGATTACTACATCCGCATGAAACTGAAAGCGCAACTGCTGCAAAGTAATCACGCAATTCCATACCTTCAAATCTGTTACCTGGGAAAGCTTTCATTTGCCGCACACCTTTCTTCTAGCTTTTTCTAAATCAGATTGAAATAACCATTGCATACAAATTTCATTTACATGGTTTTCAGAAATAGTATCTGCACCAGCCGCATAACCACGTTGATAAGCTTCATCTTTGATGTTTTGTACTGAATGAACCATAAGCAATATCACTACCAAACCAATGGCTAAACTTCCGTAAAATTTAATCATCACTACTCATCCAAATATAAACAATTGCTGCGCCAATCAATACCCAACAAGCAGCACCAGTTAACATCAAGAAAAATGCAAAAAAATCCATCATATTGAACCCTTTCTACGGTTAGCCGATAACGTTTGCCAGATTTCTGTAATGCGAATTTCGTGCATCCGTTTGTTTTCTAATGTCTTAAAATCTTTGTAAGCACCTACCCATTCATCAACTGCGTTTTTGTAGGATGGGCTATCTATAGCTTGCGCTTCACGTTCTGCTACCGTACCGCTAGATAATAAAAATGCGTGGCTCTTGGCCTGTTTAATAAGTTCTTCTAAACGCTTTACTTCGCCAGATAATTCTGCGTGTTCTTCATCAGTTTCAGATAAATAAATTAATGCTTTTTCAACCCTACTATCACTTAACTTTTCTAAACTCATTTTTGCCCCCTTGCTTGAATAGCGTCAGCAGCAGATTCAAATGCAGCAACAACAGTTTTACTATGCCATTTACTTAAATCTAAACAAACTTTTGCACATTCGTTACGTTCTAATGCAACAGCATCATTAACAAGTTTAATTACCCATAAAGGAACTCGTCTGTGATTTGCTAATAAAAGTATTTGTTCATTATTCATTTCCATTCCCCTTTTATCCCTCTGTTTCCCTTGTTCCATTGTGACCTGGCATCATTTTCTAATTTCTTAGCTGCCGCATCACCCCTTTGTTCCCGTACTCGTTCAATATGTGACATTGCTTTGTTACGATCCTGAACACGCCACCGTAAAATTTGTCTTATTTCACATTGGTGCCGGTATTCTTCGCTGTAGGTATCAACCAAATTTGACATTGACTACATTCCCGTTTTTAGCCGCCGCCAATACCGCATCTTTAAACTGGTGAAATAGTTCAAAGTGTTCTTCATACAAACCAAGTTCTTTGCCCTTTTCACGTATGCCAGTTGCAGTTTCAAACCATTCTTTGCCCTTAACTACCTGAATAACAATTTCATCTTCAAACCGGCCTTGACGTAACCAAGTTGTTGCGTGTGGAATAAATTCCATTTCTGTGTTTTGCAGCTTCCAATGCTTGCAATGCTTGTCTATTGCATCAATGGCCATAGCCTTATCTTCGGTTGTCATGCGATCAAATACCGCCCTAGCTGCACGTTTAGCTACTTTGCGTGGGTACTTTTCCCAAAATATTTCAAATGACATTTGCTATCCTTCCCCCTATCCAATGCATTACTGGTACTGCCATTGAATTACCAAGTGCCTTGTATCTTGGTCCATCAGGTGATTCACGTTTATTGCGGTACGGTATGTTTGTGTATTTGTTTGGAAAACCTTGTAATCGTTCACATTCAAGTACCGTTAATCTGCGAACTGCCATTGATTGACCTATTAATGGAGTTTGATTACTAATACCAGCAGTTCCACCTAGATTATGGCAAGTAAGAAATGGCTTTTCTAATGCGCCACCTTCTGCGTTTCCCATATAAATAGGTTGTGCAATATAAGTAGAAATATCACCACCGGCTGTTATAGTTTTACTTGCTTGCGTTTGATTGACATACAAACCACCATTTGGCCTATCTTTTCTAGTGCCATTAGCATCACAAAAAGTAACGTCATAGGCTGTGGTTTTCATTATTAAATCACTTGCAGATTTATAATCCCTTGCACTCATTGTTGAAGCTATTGGCGCAGTTCCATATTCACTAGAAGATTGTCTATCAAATGTAGCTACAAATTCTTTTTGTTTGCTATTACTGATTCCAAAGCTATCTGTAATAGTTCCGGCAATTTCTTTCCTCTTTGTTTTGCTCGGCGCAGAATTCCTTCGCAAGCTTTCTGGCTCAAAAAGAACTTCTGCTGCACTACGCCAGTTTCCAATATGTCCGACAACAAACACTCGTCTGCGTCTTTGGGCAACTCCAAAGTATTGAGCGTCAAGCACTCTGTATGCGAACCCATACCCGAGTTCTGCCACCGCCCCGAGGAAGGAACCAAAATCCCTTCCACCGTTGCTACTGAGGACACCTGGCACGTTTTCCCATACGAACCACTTGGGTCTAAACTTATCAAGAATCCCGCAATAGATGAGGGCAAGATTTCCTCTTGGATCGTCAAGCCCTTTGCGGAGTCCGGCAACGGAAAATGATTGGCAAGGTGTTCCACCGACCAAAAGGTCAATTGTTTTTGATCCAAAATCCCACTCCTTGAATTTAGTCATATCCCCAACGTTTGGCACATCAGGATAATGATGGGCAAGTACAGCAGAAGGAAATGGTTCTATTTCTGAATAAGCTACAGCTTTCCATCCTAATGGATGCCATGCAACCGTTGCAGCTTCTATTCCACTACAAACGCTTAAATAATTCATATTCAACCTGCTAATTCTTCTGATGATGGTACGTAAACCCAATCATCTTCGTATTCATCAAAATACCAATAACCTTTTTTCATTTTGTTTTCCTTGTTTATCACCGAACATTCGGTAAACATAACTTTACTAAAGATTACTTGAGTTGTAAAGCGCAATTTAAACAATTTATTAAATATTTCTGTATTTATTTCTGTATTTGTTTAGGGATTGCTTTTTGGTGAACGAACCTAGCCCACCTAGATTCGCCTTCAACTGTTTGCTTTTCGGAGCCACAGAACCCGACAGTCGTTCAGGAAGCCGGCACTATCTTCGCCACCGGCATTTGCGCTATTACATTCCCTATCCCCTAGTGCGCTTGCGTCTTGACCGCTAGTGGTGATGAATCCCCAATCAAGAACGATTGCAGCTAGAAAACAAAAAACCCCTTAAAGGATATTTTGTTCTTGAAAGGCTTGGGAAATGGTTCTATTTCATTTCCTAAACCAACAAAATACCCATTAAGGGGTTCTAATTTAGCGTTTCCTAGTCCGCAATAAAATAACTATAGCATACTTTACGGAATAAACAACTCCGGCCAAATTAAATGCCAATTATTTGGAAAAAGCTTTTTTCTGCTTACTTTGCCGTTTGTTTCTTTTTCTATCGTGGCCGCTATCATCATTAATGGTGCCGCCGGAATAGCGTTATTGTTACGCCATTGGCATACAGCTTGAACCGATACGCCGCATATCTTGGCCACTTTTGCTGGCCTACCCAACAAATCAATTATTTGTGCATCCGTCATTTATTTGTATCCTTTGCTAAATATTTCTTTACATTGGTTCAATCTTACTTTACATTCTGAATTACGGCAATGTTGCCGTGAGTAACAAGGGGAAAAAAATGGAATTTAGATACAACATGGAACAAGATTATCTTGATCAATACAATGACCAGATTCAAACGGAATTCCGTTTGGAAGAAATATTTGGCGCATTGGAACGTGCAGAGCCGTTGGATGATGAAGAAATAGCATTACTTCGCCACTCTTGCGGTATGCCAAAAAAAACCATCCAGCAAATTAAAGCAGAAGCCCAAAAAAAGCTTTTGCGTGACATTTTTATTGATGCAACAAATAACTTAATTAAGGAAAAAAAATGATAGTAGCCCGTCAAAACAGTACAAATAGCGATTTCAAATTACCACCAGCCGGTAGCTTTAGCGCACGTTTATATCGCCTGGTTGATATTGGCACCCAAACCACCGAATGGATGGGTAAAACCAAAATGCAGCGCAAAATCATTGCTATGTTTGAATTGCATGGTGAAGATAATGATGGAAAACCATTGCTAACCAATGACGGCAAGCCGCTAGTTGTATCCAAACGCTACACGTTATCTTTGGATGAAAAGGCCACGTTACGTAAGGATTTGGAAGCTTGGCGTGGCCGTGCGTTTACCCAGGAAGAATTAGATGGTTTTAACCTAGAAGTGTTGCTAGGCAAATATTGCATGGTATCCATCACCCATACCGAACATGATGGTAAGCAATACGCAAACATTTCTAGCATTAGCCAGATACCTTCAGCACTTAAAAAATTGGGCGAACCAAAAGGTATTAATGAATTAATGAGTTTTTCTTTAGAAAAGTTTGATTCGGAAAAGTTTGAAAAGCTTTCAGAAGGTTTGCAAAACGTGATTAGAAAATCACCAGAATACCGTAACACTTTTGAACCTAATGCGTTACCAACCAAATCTTCTTCTACTGAAGAAGTTGAAGATGATATTCCTTTTTAAGGTGGCAATATGAAATGTATTGAATGTAAATGGTTTGCCGGTACCGCTAACGATCAATACGGGGTGTGCAAACGCTACCCCGTAATCCAAAACAAAACTCAGCATGATTGGTGCGGTGAATATGTATCTAAGGTATGTGAAATATCGGAAGCAGTTGCAGAACTCCAAGCAAAACGTGGAAGAAAGCC